ATCTCCTGGCAGGCGAACAGGAAGTATCCCGGGAAGTAAGGCTTTTTCTCGGGGTAGCGTTGCAGGAACTTCTGCCCCATCAGGACAACCCCGGTAGGATGGAAGTTGTTTTGTCCCTGCTGGGTGAACCCAATCACCCCGTCACCATCAGGAAAGCGCTCACGCATGGACCTGATTGCCGACTCAATGGCGCCCGGCAAGAACTCCATATCGTCTACCGCGAACAGCACGGCATCAGCGCACAGCCCAGCCATACAGTTGCGGAGAAATACCGATCCGTGATGCCCCTCAAAAAATATAGCCGCGACTCGAGGATTATCCTTGATTTCATCGTATGCCGCACTGTCACCGTCAACCCCGACATGGACCTGGATGCGAATACCGAACGCCTGGCCCGGGATCGTATCAAGCAGCCGCCTCAGCTTCTAATGCGACCCCGTGACGGGATGATAATGTCAATTTGATGCATTGGCGCCCCTGAACTTGCGGGAGTGCTGCCGATGGATGATCACCGGCTCCTCGCACTTGTCCCGCTCGTCGAAAATGTAGCAATACTCTTGCGGTAGGTTCACGAACTTGACCTTACCGTTCGCCCTTTCGACAACCGCCTGCAGGTTCAACTGTTCTTGCTGACAGCGGAACTTGTCCTGGGGCTTTTGGTTTAATGTGATCCAATCGTCCACCAGGACCTTGATTTCATCGCAGTTCTTGAAATAGACCGTACCGCTGAGCAGCTTGCTCCCGTGATAGATCCGCGCCGCCAGGTTGCCCGGGATGCTGCCCAAAAGTGCTGGATATTGCAAAACCTCAGCATCAGCATCCATCCATACAATGTCCTTGTCGGGGTATTGATTCATCATGTTCCGCACGAAATCAGCCTTGAAAAACGTCTCCCGCTGCCAATCCTTGTAATCCATCGACGTGCGGTTGATCTTCTGCAGATAGTTGTTTATGCCGAACTTGTCCAATGACCGCTTCAACCGCATGGCGCTTTCCATGTAATCCAGGGTGTAGAAGCTCACCACGATATAGCCTTCGTGGCCCTTGCCGCTCTCCACGATGTTTCCAAAGGGGAAGCAGCGAATATTGGAATAGGGATTGGTGTTGATGACCTGGATGCCTGCCGCCTTGATCTTCGGCGCGGCCTCACTAAAGCAATCAATCCACATTCTCGATGCCGGGTTGCACGAGCCCATGGGGTATCCGTCATGGAAGTGCGTCTTGCCCTTGTCGTGCGCCATGTCAAAGCCCAGAAGCACGATCGGGTTGCATCCTAACGCAACGGCAAGCATCATGGCTGAGTACCCACTGTTCCCCCCGCTGTAAATGCCCCTCTCCAATGACAATGAAACGCCCGAGCGCCCCAGCCATTTCACTAGATAAATGTCGGGTTGGAAATGATAGCAGTGCGAGTCCAGCCATACTTTCATCCCCTGAAATTCGTCGTATGCGTCCAGGCTTTCCTGCTTCAGTAGGTTACGCCGCTCGTGGTACCACTCATATAGCCTGGAATCCATCGAAAACATAATGTCGGCCCACGGCACAACCTCAATCGCCCTATTGACCGCGATAATGCGGCCGGCGTCCTTGAGCAGCTCCCAATCAAAGCCTATCAGGCTGGGGCCTCCACCCACGACAAAACAGCGCTCCCCTTTCCATGCCCCATCGGGCATGATGCTCGACAGCCAAGGAACCCCTCTACTTGGTGACATCGCCCTGGTTGAACCCGGCATCAGCGCCGCCGAAATACTTCTGCAAATTGAACCCCTTGCCCTGCATATCTTTTGTCTTGGCCATGTTGTCGATGATTATCTTTTCGGCATCATCCTCATTTTCGCAGTCGGGGTTGAACATCATATAGAACTGCGCCGGGGAAATCAGGCCGTGATCAAGATCCCATTGAGCCTGGTTGCGCTTCTCCATCGGATCGGTGAAAACATCCATCTCGGCAAAGTCGATGCTGAACTCAATCTCGGGGATGGCGTTCTCACCCTTGTATGTGTTGTACACCGTGCGGATCATCTCGCAGAGGTCGTATTCCAGGTTGCGGAAATACGGCAACTGAGCTTGGCGAAGGTCGCGCAAGCCCCTGTTCTTGACCTCCAACGCCTTGCCGCTCGATTGGTCTGGGGTAGCCGCAAACATATCAGTGCTCAGGCCGTAAATGTTTAGGAAGGCGTTCATGTCAGCCTTGATCGTTTCATCAAGCTGGCGAATGTCGGCCTGAAGGTCAAGGAACCCAACCTCTGAGCCCTCGCCCCAGATCTTCCAGGGCTTGCTCGGGTCACTCAGCATCTTGTCAGGAATCTTGTCGGCGTTCTGCGCCCTCACCCACGGCTGCTTGAATGACTGCCACTTGTAGAGATAGTCCTTCAACGTGCGCTTCATGCCGATCAACTTCGTGCCGTCAATCAGGTCATTCCCCCCGCTGGTATTCCAGAACAGTGCTGGGATAGGATTGAGGTGCAGGACAACAAAAGGCAGCACCTTGAATGGGTTTTCCTTGTCGGGGTTGTCATCTGTCGGCGGCAGGACATTCCCTTTGTCATCGAACTTGAAGTGCTCAAAATCACTCCAGAAGATGTTCTCTGATTTGGTCTGAAATGCGCTGTCGGCGTACTCGACTTTATAATAGACGGCCGCCGCCTGCTCTGGATAATTATCGCGCTGAATGACGCTGGTATTCGCCGGGGTATGCAGGTCAAGGGTGATTTGCTCCAGGTAAGCATCCCAACCAACACGAATCAAAACATCATTGAGCAACGTGCCGTACTTGTTAACCCGCTTCATGAACTCGTCGATGTTAAGGTATGAGTAAATGTCAGACAAGATTTCATTCTCGCCAATATTCCGCACCGGCGCATCCTTGTAAATAATCGAGATTTCACCCACCACCTTCTTGACGATGTTCTGCGAGGTGTTGATGGCCATCTTGATGTTCTTCCAGTTCTCGGGGTTGAACTGATCGGCCATCATCGTTTCCAAGATATCAACCCAATCGTCGTTGAATATCGAAAGCCGCTCATTGGCAGCCCGTCTGCGCTTTTCTTCTTCCTTCTCTTTTGCTTTCAGATATGATTGCAACACGACCTCTGCTGAACGGTCCTTGAATAAATCAACGCTCATTTGTGCCTCCTAAATTACCACGCCATTTAGAATCAGCGGGTGCTTGTTTATCATGTAGTAGCGGGCGGCGTCGATGGGATGGTCGTTCTTGCCATCCTTCTCAGGCTGATTGCTGATCGCCTTGCCGTCCTTCGTTTGCGGATAGTGCAGCTCATAGAACGCCGAAACTACGCTGGTATATTCGCCCTGCTTGCGGTGCTTCAGTTCGTCCGAGAAGTACAGCAAGCCACGATCCAGGCGATTGTCCAGCAGGGAAATGCCCGACTCAATGCGAGTCAGGGCAGGGTCCCGGGTGTAATAGATGGACGACTCGGGGAACTCTGCCCGAACGCGGCTGATGTCTGTTTCGTAGGTATGCGTATTCCCGCTGTCGCCGGCAGGGTCGCATGAAATCATTGAGGGCGAGCCGTAGCCCCGAGCCTTGATTTTCAGTATCAGGTCGTCAATCAGTATGTCCTCGGGCAGGATGGCATCGAAAACAATGTCCTTGTCCCGCTCAAATTCGGTCAGGAACAGCACTGCAGGCCGCCTGCGCCCAAAGTCTATGGATATGTCGAAAGGCTTCTCCTTGGGCTTGCTATAGGGGATGACGAGGGCGTCCCGCATGGATTTGAAGACGTTGCCGGTCATGCTGACGAGTTGGCCCCCAATCTCTTGCAGGGCGAACTGCCCCGAGTAGCTGCCCGAGATGGTCGCCAGGTAGTCTGGCGGCAGGAACTTATTATTCAGGCTGGAAACGTCCCTGATAATAAACCGCTGGTCGCTCAGGGCGGGGTTGCTCAGCAGCTCCTCCACCCAATAATCGTACAGCCAATTTTGCCCGTTGCCCGTTGTCGTACCAAAGGTCAAGCGGGGCCCGTTAGGGTGGCGCAAGCGGCCAAGCACAACCTGGTACGCTTCACGGCTGGCAAACGCTATCTCGTCGAACCACTCCCAGCCGACCTCCATGCCGCGGATGTCCTCGAAGTTGTCCAGGGAGCGATAATAGTGTTCACGCCCGTCAATGTAGACGTACTTTTTACTTTCGTTGAATGAAACATCGAACCCCAACGACTCCCAGCATCCCCGAGCCTGCCGCAAGGTGCTATCCCTGAGCTGTGAGAACGTATTGGCCAGGATCAGTCCCGGGCAATCGTACTCATTCGATAGCATGGCTGCTACCACAGCCCCCGCAAACGTCTTGCCCGATCCTATGCCGCCAACCAGGACTGATTCCTTGACGTTCCTATCTATCACCGCACGGAAGAAGTCCAACTGATGAGGCAACAGCTGCAAAACTCGGTCCTCACTTTGCTGGAGCATCGGGTTTATCGTCGTATTTGCGGACTATGATTTTTTTGGGGATGATGTTTTCAACTTTCAATAGCTGATCCTTCGGCAGCATGGACAGCATCCAGGCGAAGAAGTCCCGGCGGTTGTGATCCGATTTGTCAGCCCAATCAAATAGAGCATCCTCGCCGCCCATTCGCAGATAGACGGAGAGGACGGATTCCTTCAAATTCGTGAACTTGTTCTGGCAACCCTTGGGCCGGCCAGCCCTCGGATCTCCCTTGGTGAAAGGCTTACCGCCCGCTTTTCTTGGCATTTTCTAAGCCTTGACCTCTGCCAGCGCCACCGCAATCTGCTTATCGGGTATTTGCACCCGGTTCAACTGCTCGATCAGGTCTTGGCTTGGGCTGTCGGCGTCAATGGTAATCCTGACGGTCTTATCACCCGATACCAGCGACTTGATGACAACCGACTTAATCATCCCCAGGAAGGCGACCTTATTTTCTTCTGCGCCAACAGTGCGCCTATGTTCGCCCATGCGACCTCCAAAAACCGATATTGCCCTTCACGTCATCCGTCTCAATATCTCCATCTTGACCTTCAGCATTAGTCTTGCTACGCTCGGGGTTTTCCAGTTCACCGATCTTGTATTCCAGGACCATGAACTTGTCGCGCACCCAATAGCAGCCAACGCCGATAGCCGCGCCAACAGCGAAGGCGATCCACTCGCCGGCATTCATTCGACCAGCTCCCAATGGGCCAGGTCCCAGCCCCAATCACCCCCCCATTTCACGCTGATGCACAGTTCATCGGCTATTCGCTTGATGATGATTGAAAGCTCGGTGAACCGTACTGGATCAGACCAACGCACGGGGTATGGGGCCACATCAACCGCCTTCGAGGGATGGACGTTATGCTTTCCGTTAGGCCAACGGACCTTTGAGAAGCCATTGTCATAGGCATGGTTCTGCGCCACCTCTCCCCGATACCCCTCCAAAATACTGAAGTCGTATTCCCTTATCGCCCGGTTCATGATCTCCTGCAACTCCGGGGCGCACGTTTTTAGTTGTTTTTTGCTGTGGGATGAGAATGCGTATCGTTTCATGCAATCCAATTTAGTATGATTACAGCGTTTCGTCTTGCCGCGTCTTATGATGTTTTACCGTTTTTTATGAACTTTTTTCAGTTCAGCGATAACAAATTCGAGCCCCTGGAGCTTTTCCTCGTTGCAGTTCTTGCAGTCCATACGCAAAAGCCATTCGATTAATGAGGCCTGCTCTATGAGCGGGGAGCCGACAAACTTCACTGTGGGGATCTCGTATGTAGCAACCCAATATTCGATGGTCTGCTTGCTCTTTTTGAATTCCCTGGCAAGCATTTCGTAGTTGTATCTGCGTTCAGGAAACATATGCTTCAGAAACGCAATCTTCTCATCTCTGGTGATCGTAGGTTCATCGCTCAATTACTCACCTCCCCACGTGATCGTCGCGCCAGATGTACCCAACCATGCAACCGAAGCAGAACACGAACCCGATGATGGGGATGATTACCAAGTATGGCATGATGCCCTCCCTTTGATTAGTTTATAGACTCGTTTCACCTTGCGGACGTAGTTTGTGTTATTGTACTTCCCGCTCGGGCCGTTATTGTAAAAGTGAATTGCCCGCCACACATCGCCCGTCTGCCTGATGTATATACAAAGTATATCCAACCCCCGGTCCAAGTTGTACCCCACTTCAGTCATCCGCTTGGGATCCAACTTCAGTTCGTCCTTCCACACGGCGACGTTGACCTGCATGAGGCCCACGCTCTGACCGCAACGTGCGGCAGGGCGAAAACTCGACTCCACATAGCACATCGCCGTCACGATGCGCGGATCAACGCCGTGCATGGCGCTCTGCCAGTAGATGGCGCAGAGGATCAGGAGGCGGGTCATAGCCGGGCCTCGATAAAATTCAGCTTGCGGTTTACCAGCGTCCCGTCAATCCGCTTGCGGGC